TCGCCCGTGAGTAGATAGGAGATCCCGCGTGAGCGTTTATTCCGGCTGCACCTATCGAACCTCGCGGCAGGAATATGAATGTATTGACTGCCGCGCGATCATCCCGAAGGGCACGCGCCACCTCGTCTACTCCACGACGGACGCGCAACGGCAACGCGTATGCACGCCCTGTAGTTTGCGAATGAACGCGGACGGCACGGCGCGCTATCCCTGTCCGGTCGTTTTGTGGCGTCTGCATCAAGGTTCACTTCGTCAACGGCTGGGACTCTAATGCCGCGTCGACACACCGCCACCGTTCTCAAACTCATTCGCGGCGACATCCATCCGGAACGACATCGCGACGACCGCCCGAAGATCAACGCGCTGCCGCTCGTTCCACCGGGCGCGATCCTGTCGCCCGATGAGCGGGCGATGTGGGATTGGCTCATGGAGCACGTCGTCGTGCCCGGAGTTCATGGCACGGGTGACGGCGGGCTATTCGTCAACGTCTGTCGCCTCTGGGTCCTGTCCAACGAGGCAGACGCGAAGTGCAAGAAGTTAGGTCTTGTGATGCGCGCGCCGTCGGGCAAACCAGAACTGCAACCTTATGCGCGCCTCGCGCGAGATCTCGGCGAACAATTGCGGATCGCCTTCGCAGAAGTGGGCGCGTCTCCGGGCGGGCGCGCGAAGATCTCCGGCCCGCGTGTGCAAGGATCCCCGGGCGACGCCACCAGCTGGGATGAGATCGATTGAGCACGGCGCGTGGACCAGATCGAAATCCCCGGAACTGAAAAGCCGAAGAAGAAACCCGGGCGCCCGCGCAAGTGGGATAACCAAGCCGAACGCCGCAAGGCGGAACAGATCAAACGGGCCGAGCGCAACAAGAAGAAACGCGAGGCCGTCGACACCGATCCGAAGCTACGCCGTCAACGCGCCATCGCTCTCCACATGGAGGCGATCCAAGGTCCGGCGCCTGAGTTGCAGGTTCACGACGGGGATCTGGTGGAACTCGCGGGCGATTTCCCGAACGTCGCCGAGGCGTTGCAGTATGCGCGCGATGTGTTGACGGGACGCGTCGTCGCCTGCGAATGGGTCCGCCGCGCCTGTCAGCGTCATGAGGGCGACTTCGCCCGGATCGAATCCAAGGACTACGGCTACACGTTCAACGCGCAGAAAGCGGAGCGCGCCATACGTGCCATCCAGATGTTCCGTGAGGTGCGCGGGCCGCGCGCGGGCAAGCGGTTCCGTTTCGGCCCGTGGCAGAAGTTCATCGTGGGTAGTTTGTTTGGATGGGTCGACAAGACGAACTCGCTGCGCCGCTTTCACTATTCGTTCGTGGCGGTCCCGCGCGGCAATGGCAAATCCTCACTCGCCGCCGCGCTGTGCCTTTTGATGCTCGCGCTCGATGGTGAAGGCGGCGCGGAGGTGTACGCGGCGGCGGTCACGCGCGATCAGGCGCGGATCGTGTTCAATCTGGCGCAACACATGGCGCGCACGGACAACGCCTTCCGCGCCAAGTACGGGATCACGGTCCACGCTCATGCGGTGGTGCAGGACGCGTCCGCCAGTTCGCTGCGGGCGTTGTCCCGCGATGCCAACGCGCTCGACGGATTGAACATCCACTTCGCCGTGCTCGATGAATTGGCGGCGCACAAGACGCGCGAGATCCACGACGTTTTGGTGACCGCGACGGGCAAACGTTCGCAGCCCCTTCTGTTCTCGATCACGACGGCGGGCGCGAATCAGTCGGGCATCGGCTTCGAGCAATGGAAGTACACGATCAAGGTGCTGCGCGGCGAGTCCGAAGATGACGCATTTTTCGGGATCATCTATACGCTCGACGACGCCGACGACTGGTTAGATCCGGCGAGTTGGGCGAAGGCGAACCCGAACTTTGGCGCGTCCGTGAACCCGGAGACCATCGCGACATTGGCGAACCGCGCGCGCCAGATCGCCAGCCAGCAGACTGCATTCAAGCAGAAGCACCTCAACATCTGGACCAACGCCGCCGTGGCGTGGATGAACATGCTGCAATGGGACGCGTGTGCCGACGCGGGCAGTGAAGCGCAATTCAACGGCGAAGAATGTGTCATCGGGTTAGACCTTGCCGCCAAGATCGATCTCGCCGCGCGCGTGAAACTATTCGCCCGCGTCATCGAGGGCATTACCCACTATTACGCCTTCGCGCATTTCTATCTGCCGGAAGCGGCGATCCTCGACGGACGCAACGCGAGCTACCAGACGTGGGAGGCGGATAACTGGATCACGGCGACCCCGGGCGAAGTGATCGACTTCGATGCCATCGAGCAAGATCTACAGACCGACGCCACGCGCCATGTGTTGTTAGACGTCGCCTATGATCCGTGGCAGGCGTTGAAGCTCGCCGCCGATCTCACCGCCCGCGATATCCCCGTGATCGAATACCGCCCGACGGTCGCGAACTTCTCGCCGGCCATGAAAGAGATCGACGCGCTCGTGAGACAGGGCCGATTCCACCACAACGGAAACCCGGTGCTCCGCTGGAATGTCGGCTGCGTCGAAGTGATGGAGGATTTCAAGGGCAACATCTACCCGCGAAAGGATCGCGACGATCCACTCCAGAAGATCGACGGACTCGTGGCGTTGCTCATGGCGATGGGTCGGCGGATCTCACTCGAAGCGGAACCCGAATCCTCGCCCACGCTCACCTTCGTGTGAGGCTCAACAGACGCACCCGTTGAGCCTGCCTCTGTCGCGCCAATGCGATTGGCAATCGCGTTGCCGCGATAGTCTAACTATCCACGGCGATAGGTTCCACGTGAAACCATTCCGCGCCCGTTGACGGAATTACAACGCGCGCCTACATTCCGCGCATTCGGGCGACGGTTCACCGGTCCCGGCACCAAGGATATCCGTGCCCGAACTCCATTCCGCTCAGGTACGAAATCGCCCGCCATCGAGCGCGCGCGAGCGGATGCCCAAGCCCGCGACCCCGCCGCCCAAACTCTGACTCCCCAACTGCGGGCGACGGTTCACCGGTCCCGCGCAACTCGCCTCGAGGTGCGCCATGGAACGGAACGAACAACCGGGCGGATATCACCGCCGCAAGGTGGAAAGCGACGCGGAAGAAACCGCCGAGCGAACTATTCGCTTTGTCGCCTCCGATGAAACCGTCGACCGCTACGGCGATGTGATCGTCGCCAACGGTTGGGATCTGAAGCACTTTGGCAAGAATGGCCCGTTCCTCTGGGGCCACGATCACCTTCAACCCATCGGCGAGATCAAGTCGGTGGAGGTGGTGGGCAAGCGTCTTCTGGCTACCGCGCGATTCGCGAGCGAAGGCGTTTCCACACTCGCCGACAGTCTGTGGCGTCTGGTGAAAGACAAGGTCGTGAAGGCGTTCTCCGTCGGGTTCACGACGGGCAACGTGCGCGGCAAGGACTACGAGCCGATCTTCGATGACAACGAAACGGTGACCGGCTACCGATATCTCGCGCCCGAGTTGTTAGAGATCTCACTCGTGACCGTGCCCGCGAACCCGAACGCGCTGGCGCTCTCGCGCTCCGCCAATATCCCCGAATCCCTGATACGCCAAATCATGCCGCTGGACGCGTCCGTCCGTGAGCGGCAGGAAGCAACACGCATTGAAATCCAACGCGTTCGCTTGCGTGGCATTCAGATCTCCGCGCCGCGTTAGGCACTCCCCCTATCTACCGGAGTTCCCGTTATGAAAGTTTCCGAACGCATTGCCGAACTGCTCAAGCAGCGCGCGGCGAAAGTGACCGCACTCGAAGAACTGTCGGAGAAATCCGAAAAAGAAAACCGCGCCTTCAACGGCGAAGAACAGTCGGCTTTCGATGAGGTGAAAAAGTCCATCGAGGAAGTCGACGAAACGATTGAACGACTGCGCGCTCAGGAGTCGATCATCGCCCGCGCCGCCGCGCCCGTGAATCAGCCGCGCATCGAGATCGCCTCGGCGCCGAAAGGCATCCGGTTCGCGCGTCTCTGTCAGGCCATCGCGGCGAGTCGCGGCAATCTCATGCAGGCAATGGAGATCGCCAAGAATCATTGGCCGCACGATACCGACATCGCCAACGTGCTGCGCGCGCAGGCGATGGGCATCACGCGCGCCGCAGTGACCCCGGGCACGACGACCGATCCCGCGTGGGCGGGCGCGCTCGTGGCCGCGCAGACGCTCTCGGGCGAAATGATCGAACTGGTGATGAAAGAGGCCGTCATCGGGCAGCTGACGCAGGTGCGGCGCGTGCCGTTCAATATCCGGATCCCGCGCGAAGTGTCGATGATCGGCACGGCGAAGTGGGTCGGACAGGGAGCGAGCAAGCCCGTCGGAAAAGGCGCTTACGATTTCGTCACGATCCCGTGGGCGAAGGCGGCGCTGATCACCGTGATCACGGATGAACTCGCGCGCTTCTCCAATCCCGCCGCTGAAACGCTGATGCGTGACGGGCTGGTCCGTGCGATCACCGATTTCATGAACGATCAGTTCTTGGGCAGCGGCATCGCGCCCGTGGCGAATATCTCGCCCGGTGGCATCACGAACGGACTGCCCGTCGGGCAGACGTTCCCGTCCAGCGGCGAATCGCAGGCGCAAATTCAGTACGATCTAACTCACGCGGTCTCACTACTGTATGAGTTCAACTCGCCGCGCGCGCCCACGTGGATCATGCATCCGCAAAACCTGATCTATATTGGCGCCGTGCTCAACGCCTTCGGGCAGCCCGCGTTCCCGTCTGCTGCGGGCAAGTCGCTCATGGGCTTCCCCGTGATCACGTCGAGCCACCTCGATACGGATGAAATCATTCTGCTGGATCAGCCGTCCGTGCTGCTGGCGAGTGATGACAGCGTGACCATCGACGTGTCGCGTGAAGCCTCGGTCCAGATGGACGACGCACCCGCGACCCCGGCATCGCCGCTGGTGTCGTTCTGGGCACAGAACCTCATCGGCATCCGTGGGGAAATGTACGCGTATTGGCAGCGTGCCACCGACAAGGGCGTGGTGCTGATCACCTCCGTCGGCTACGGGCAGACGCCGCCCGCGTTGTTAGGGGCACCGCCCGCCACACGGCAGGCACCGCCCGACGTCAAGCGACCCGCCTAGGCGACTTCGGCCCCCGGATTTCCGGGGGCCGATCTTCCCGCCATGAACGTTTTTGATAAAGCATTGTTAGGGATGGTGAACTGGCGCACCAAGCAAACGTTCTCCAGTCTGCCCGCGCCGCCGTCCTACGGTGGCAACTCACTTCCGCCCCTGAGCCACGGGTATGTCCACGAACCCTTTGCCGGGGCGTGGCAAATGAATAAGGAATGCTGGGGTCCGCAAGGCATTTTCTCTGCCGTCTATGCGTGTATCGCCATCATCGCCGGCGACGTCGCCAAACTACCGCCGATGATTCGCCGCACCTTGCCCGACGGATCGAAAGAGAATTACCCGAATCATCCCACGGCGCGCGTGCTGTCCTATCCGAATTCCTACCAGACGCGGGTGGATTTCTGGGGCCAGTTCATGTCGTCGTGCCTGTTCACGGGCAACACGTATGTCTATCTAGTCCGCGATCAACGCGGCGTCGTTTCTGAAATGCATATCCTCGACCCGCGCCGTGTGCGCGTGATGATGGGCGAAGACGGGTCGATCTTCTACAACATCGGCGGCATGGAGCGCCTTGCCTCGTTGCTCGCCACGGATTACATCCCGGCCCGCGACATCCTCCACCACCGATTGCTCACGCTGAATCATCCGCTGGTGGGCTTGACGCCCCTGTACGCGGCGGGCGTCTCGGCGATGACGGGGCAAACTATTCAGCAAAATAGTTACGCCTTTTTCGCCAACATGAGCCGCGCTTCGGGCGTGCTCACCGCTCCGGGCAAGATCTCGCCCGATCTCGCCTCGAGGTTGAAATCGGAATGGGACACGAACTTTAAGGGCGGCAGCATGGGCCGCACTGCCGTGCTCGGCGAGGGCATGAAGTGGGAACCGCTGACGATCTCTGCCGCCGATGCGCAACTGATCGAGCAACTGCGGTGGTCCGTTGAAGACGTGGCGCGATGCTTCCGCGTCCCGTCTTACATGCTCACGGACGCGAGCAAGATCTCGTTCAAAAACGCGGAACAGTTGGCGCGCAACTACTACAGCCAGACGCTCGCGTACCACATCGAGAGCATCGAGGCGCGCATTGACGTGGCCTTTGATCTCAAGGGCGATATTTACTGCGAGTTCGATCTAACTTCCCTGCTGCGCATGGAACTCGACGCGCGCATGGCCGCGTACCGCGAGGGCATCAACGCGGGCGTGCTCACGATCAACGAGGCCCGCAAGCTCGAAGAACTCTCGCCGAAAGAAGGCGGCAATGAGCCTCTGGTGCAGGCGCAGTACCGCCCGCTGTCGATGGCGGGCGAACCATTGCCCACCGCTACGCCGCCCGCCGCGCCCGCGTCGCCCGACGACTCGCAAGATCCGGGCGCCGATGACAACGCCGACGAAGGCGACACGACGGACGAAGAAGACGCGCAAGCGGCCAAGGAAGCACTCGCCGTGATGTTGCGCAACCGATGGTCAGCGAGGCTCGTCGCATGAAAACGGATCAACTGGCGCTCATCGGCGATGCAGTCATCGATGTCGTGAAGCAACGTCTGCCCGAGCTTGTGCTCGATGCCGTGCGCGTGAATCTTCAGAACGCGGTGGTCGCCCTCACGCGCGAGACGATGCGCGAGCGCGAGCCAATCATCATCGCGGATGCCGTCGCCTCAACGATGGCGGCGCACGAAGGTCGCCTTGGCGAATTCCGGCGCCTCGATGAAACAGTGCTCGCGAACATGCGCGAAGAATTGAACCGCCTGCGGGTCGAGTTCGATGACGGATTACAAAAGCACTACGCGGAAGTGCGGCGCGAGTTGAGTCATGAGACCGCCGTGACGATTGCCACCGCGCTCATGGATCGAATGCAAGGACCGCAGGGACCGCCCGGGCGCGACGGCACGCTCGCCGCCGTGATCCATTGGAACCAAGGCGCGCACGTCGCAGCCGGATCCACCGTCCAACATCGCGGCGGGTTGTGGTACGCCAACGTCAAC